CATACCCTAAATTTATCAAAATCGGGATGCAGCATTTTACGTTTAATAACATCGTTCATTGCTGGGTCAGTCCATTTAACGCCTGCTTCTTTAAGCCATTCATTAATCATGGCTCTATCAACAACACCTACACACACAGATTCGCCAAAATGAGCGTTTCCGTTCTGGCGCATATCATCTGCCTGGTTTAATGCAGAGTTATAATCCTGCTGCTTAACGTGGATTAACTTGTCCCCGTCTTTGTAAAATTGCTCACCAATCTTAGCCATAATATTTCCTTAAAAAAAAGGGGCGCAAAAGCACCCCCTTGTGCATAACAAAGTTATGACTTAGCTAGTTGTACAGTCAGCAATAAGACCTAATGCAGCTTGTGAACGCACGACCAAAGTCGCCTCGCAGACCACTTGACGATGCTCGTTGTCACCAGTTTTAGCTAACGCTTCGTTTTTCATTGGACGTAAAGTGGCGAGTGCCAACTTGTCTTTCTCAATAATCCAAACGTCACGCGAGCGGTTCTCACGCACTGGCTGGAACGACACACTGCCCCAAGGCGTTAGATAGACTGCGATGTTGTTGTTTACTTGACCAACCGCACCATTCTGTCGTTGATTGTTATTGCCGTCGAAGCCCAGAGCCTTAGCCATTTGGAAAGCTGAAAGGTAGACAGTGTCTGGCTTTCCGCCCGATTCCCAAGTGGATTGCATACAGCTATCAAAGTCAGCCTGCGAAAAGGCTGTCTGAGTGCCGTTGGTTCGAGCATCAGTACCGTCACCAGTAGGGTTAGCACCGCCAACACCAACATTGGTCACGTTAGTCTTCAACCAAGCACCTAAACCAGCTAGTTTACGAGCAGTAGTAGCATTACCAGCTACACGCGCTACGTTCTCAAAGATAGCCTTTTCTTGGTCTAGCTTCTGAACAATCGCCTCACGCAAGATGTTATATGACATCTCTGAGTTTGTGCGACCAGCAGCCTCAACTACATCGTTGGTTCCAGATGTGATTATGGAATTTTTAAATATCTGCGTGTAATTCCCGACTCTACTTGTGGCGGTTACTGCAACTGCTGAAGTGTCACTACCTTCAACGTGATGGTTATTTGTGGCAGCGCGTAGCGTGTTGGTTTGCCACTCATGCAAGGTGTTAGTCGCCTTTACTTTAGCGATTGCACTTAGCAGTGGAGTTTCTTCGGGTGATACGTCATAGATTACGTTAGACAAGTCTTCACGAATACCTTTGGTATCGTATGTGTCGTATGTGTGGGTGGGTTGTGCCATGATAATTTCTTCCTAAATGATTAAAATTTAACTATTAAACAATAATTTGGCTGCATCATCTATGCTGCCTGATTTCTTCAATTTCGACATTTGCTTGCCATACTTCTTAGCAGCAGACGTAGGTTGCTTCTTAGTGCCAGCTTTCATCAACGGCCTAGCTTTCTTGAGTTTGGCTTGTACGTCCCCACCCCCTGCCACCATTTGGTCGTATAGCATTGCTTTGTGCAGAACCTTCATAGCCCTATGGTCTACAATTCCACCGATTTCTTCGGCAGTGTATCCCTCGGCCATACCTTGCTTAACTAGCCTTTCCTTCATTTTAGGTGCTTTTTTAGCATCCCCAAAGTCTGGAATAGCTTGCTGCAATTCTGCCATCTGCGACTGCAAGTGGGCCTGATGTGCCTGTCCTTGCTGTTGCTGCATTGCTTGATGTTGCTGTCCTAATTCTTGCTGCTGGGCTTGATACGCTCCCATCTCTTCACGGTAACTAGCATCAGCTTCGATGTAGCCTAAAGGGTCTGCATTAAGCAAATCCTTTGTGGGTGGAGTTGGCTGCGTTAAAATACCCTGCTGCCCTACCTGTTGCATAAGCTGCTCAAGTTGCGCTCTTTGCTGACTAAGCCCGTTAAAAGCCTCTTCTGCCTGTTTGCGCTGCTCTGCGGCTTGCTTCATGCCATTTTGAATATATTGCTGGCCTGAATAGTCTCGCTTTAGATCATCTAGGGTTACATCTACATTCTCACCGTTTATTTTTACGGAAAATGTTTCTGGCCCTGCTTGATCGGCTTGATCTTCGTCCGATGCTTCATATTCATCATCATCATCGTCATCATCTGATTCAGCATATTCTGCATCATCATCTGATTCTGGTTCTGACTCTTGCTCAACCTCTTCTTCTTCAACCTCTGCCACTTCGGTTTCGGGTGCTTCTGTTTCGGTTGTTTCTGACTCAACTGGAGCCACTAACGCTTCTGCTGCACTTTCAATGCTAATCGGGGTAGTCGTTTCCACGGTGCTATCCTATTTCTTGCGTTTGTCTTTCATAACCTCATTAGTGATTGCACTCTTGAGTATATGTTCAAACTGGTTTAATGCCTGCGTCATTGCATAGGCATCTTCTCTAGTTTCCGTATCGGATTTGCTAGACTTTAAAAACTTTTTTACCTGTTCTTGTCGGATTATATCAAATACTGTAGTAAAAGTATCATCTTTTAATAAATGTTCAGCCTGCGCCTTTCTTATCATTGCACATTACCGATTCTTGGAGCAGCTTGCATAGCCTTAACACGCTCCACATCTACTGCTGTTCCGTACTGGCCTAGAATCTTAGCAGCTTCCACAAGTAGGTCTTGGTTCATCTGATCGCGCTCTAGGTCATCACTGGCCTGTAATTCACGATATTTAAGCTGCAATTCAGCCAGTTCTTGGCCCTGTTTAGACTGCATCTCAGCAGCCTTAACTTGCAAATCAGCCTGCATTTTAATGTTATCAGCCTGCATCTTGCCCTGCATCTTCATCTGTGCGCCCTGCATACTGGCCTGTGCTTTGATCTGTTCAGCTTGAATCAGTGCTTGTGCCATTGGGTCGCCCTGCTCACCCTGCGCTGCTTGTGCGGCCTGTTCAGCCATTTGAGCCATTAACTGCTGCTCAATTTCTGGATTCATTGGTGCGTAATAACGGTCAACATTCTTAAAGCCAGATAAGGCTAATGTGTCTGCTAACGTGTTACGCATTTGTGTCATTGAAACTAAGCCATTCTGAGGCCCGTAGGTCTGCCAAATTTGCTGCTGAGTTTGGAAAGTCTGCATTAATGCTGCGGCCTTGGCATCTTCCTGACCAGTGCCTAAACCAACATTAATCTCCATATCCATTGAGCTATCCCACACTGCTGGGTCAACAGGTACAAACTGTCCATTTAAGCGCATCATTTGCTCGTCTGGTGAGTTTTTAACTGCAACGTGTAGCATTAGCTGGAATAGCTTCTTAGTACCTTCAGCAAGGTTTCTAGCCATTACTTCGACCTGACCAGCACCAGCTTGTGCAGTCAGAGCAGCAGCAGTAGCTGACGTATTTTGTAGCATATCTGGGTTTAGGCCCATAGACATCTTACTAATGCCTGTTTTCTCTTCCACCAGCATATCAAGGTACTGTAATGCTGGGAGCGTAGAGCCTGCGACAAAAGGAACCGTTAATGGGTTAACTGAGCCAATCTGTTCACTACGAATGATTGCACCCACTTCATTATTTAAAACGTCATCCATTTCCACCATGTCTTCCATAACTTCTAGGCGTGGTGAGTTGGTTAGGGCTACGTTGTCTAAAATGCCTCGTAGTACGCTAGTGGTGGTGTCTTGGTCGTGTAGTACCAGTTCAGCCAAAGAGCGTCCATAGAATGCGTGTGGCTCTGGGTCAACTTGGAAGTCAGCAAACGGGGCTTTGTCCCAAGGTTCCATCTCAAGCACTTCATAATCAGTACCACCACACAAGAATTTATGTAATGTCGGTACGCCATCACCCTCTGCATCAATACGCATATATGCTTCTGTGACAGTGACTAATCGCATGGATGGGTCATTATCTACTTCTTCATCACCTTGAATAGACTCGCCAAATCGCTGTATTTTTTCAACATTACCAATCAATGAATCATTGTCTGAACCGTTAAGGCTGTCTACAACGTCTTGGTCTATACCCATTGCCACTAGATCGCCAGCGCGTTTATCGCTACGATGACAGCAGATGTAGGCATCATCAATCGACTTTGCTGAACCATCGATGAAAAACTCTTCTGGTGGGATGCCCTCAATGACCATCTCCCCTTCTTCGTACTTATGAGAAATAACCATGCTGTGGACGTTACGCTCAATATCTAAGCCAAATTCGTCCATTTCCATTTCTATTTCTTGTCGATGTTCTACAACTTCAACACCGTCTTTTGATACTAAAACTTGTACTTCTTCATCACTTAAATTTTCATAGGTGTACGATTTAGCGATTGTCTCGGTATTCCACCAGACTTTAACTAGACCTACTTTCTTAACCAATGAGTCATGGATTGCGTTAGATAAGACGTTATACCCACCAACCTTGTTGAATATCCAATGACAGTAGGCCGTAGCCTGTTCAGCATTTTCTACATCTTCTGGGCCTTTAGGCGTAAATTCAACAAACTTATTGTTGCTCATAAAGATACGCATTAGGCTTGGTTTAGCACCACGCACTACATCACGCACTTTGGTAGACACTACCCTAGAACGGCCCTCTTCATGGTCTAGGTCTACATTGCCATCAAAGTAGCTTTGAGCGCGTTCACGCTGGCCTGCTATGTCGCTGTCAACGTAGTCAATAGCACTTTGTATCGCGTCTGTGATTGCGCCTTGGATTTCGTCTTTTGACATTTTTGACATTACATTGCACCTTCTTGCGTTGTACTTTCTGATGGCACTTCGCCCAGTAGCCCTTTCATGCCAAATCCAGCACCTTTGCCTGCTGTGTACGCGCTTGCGCCAACACTTCCAGAAGTAATCATATCAGTCAACTTTTTAACTCTGTTTTGTAGTTGTGCCATTTTACCACTATCTGCCAGTGCTGACTTAACAAATTCTGGGTCTTCACTTAAAAGAACCTCTGTTATCTGCCTGCGTTGACTGTCACTTAGGTTAGGGGCGAGTGACTTAATTGCTTTCATGCCTATACCTATGGCAGCAGCAGGGTTTCCATAAGAAGCAGCCAATAATTCATCTGCGCCTATAGATAAGCCTTGCTGCTTAGTTGCTGCGGCAGTTAATGCCGTACTTGGGCCTTCAATAATTTTCTCGTAAGAAAGTTGAGTCTTACCCTGTAATGCTAATTTAACAAGTGCAGACTTTTGTTTATCTTCTGGGAATACATTAGCGAATACTCTACCCTCCCTTAACTCTGGGTTAGCAAGTTTAGCTAAAAACCGCTTAGAACCATTAACAGACATTTTATTGTTAATGCTAGACATTATACCTTCACGGAATGCTGATATTTTAGCTGCATCACCAGCAGCCATTATCTGCTCTGCAAGAATCTCAAACGCTTCAACATCACCTGTAAATGCTTTCTTGCCTGCATCAAAAGCCTCTCTAGCATCTGCCATTCTTGACCAGCCAGCGCGAGTATCTTTTAACTCTGGGCTAAATTTATCAATGTTTGTTCTTAGATTGTCTTCTAGCACCATAAGTTCAGACTTCAATGTACCTCGCCCTTCACGCCCAGCAACTTTTGCCTGCTCATTGGTCATTCGTCTAATTATCTCTACATCTTCTAGTGTAGGGATACGATTCATTTCCAAAGCACCGTTATCCGCAGTTTTAAACAACGGCACTAAGTTACGCACATTGTAAATTTTATTTAACTCAGTTAATGCTTCTGGTACGCGCTGAACTACCTCTAACGCCTGCCTAGTCAAATCAGGATTTACTTCACCAGCTCTAGCGAATACTTTATTGTAAGCATCACCTAATGCTTTTTTCCAATCAGTTTCCTTCATGTTGGCGTATTTAAGTACGTTACTTTCTGTGCCACCAGTTAAACCAATTTGAACTTCTTCTTTAGCTGCTAGTCTAGCTGCCGTTGCCCTTTCTGGAACAGCATTTCTTACTAATGATTCTGATTCACCACCCTGCGCCATGTAAGAACGAACAGTGCTATGTAGGCTTTGATTGTCTGACATTGTCTCACCACCAGCAATTCTTTCAAAAAGCTCGTCACGGGTAAGCCCTGTCTGATCTGCTAGGCGATTTAATTCGTTTTCAACAACCGTACCCATTCGCCCTTTGCCACGCTGACGAATAAACTCTAAAAACCTATCAGAAGAACCAGAAATAAATTTGCCAGCATAATACCCTGCTGGGCCAGTAGCACCGCCCATCACTACGCCTAATGGAGCATCTTTTAAACTTTCAATACCTTCACGCTCACTCAAGCCTATAGCTGCTAACCCACCCTCGCCCATACCAAGCTGAATAGCCCTTACTACTGGCCTCGCTGCGGCAGTAACTGATAGTGGCGTAGAAGCACCCATTGTGGCTAGTGCTGGCAACATTGCGCCTGCTGCTTCATAAGCCATAGAGCCATAAGGGTCACGTTCTCTGTGCGCGTTTATCTTCTTACGCAAGTCATCACGAATTTCTATGTAGCTTTCACTTTGGAATGGAGCGCGGGCCAAAGCCTCAATTTCATCACCAAAACCTAATGTTGTGCCTTGAGCTATTAATCTTGCTACCTGATCGTCTGGCTGAATCTGGTCTAGCTGACTTAATAATTGCTCAAACTCTTCATCTGATAATGCCATAAATGTTCCTTAACTACGGTAGCTTAACGCCAGTTAATTGAAAAAACGCAGCTTTTTGTTTTGCATCCATTTTATCAATTTGATCTTTAGTTAGCACTAACCCACCAGTACCAGTAGCACCACTGCCAGCGTTTTGTGGAGAAGCGTAATTTACAATAGGATTTGCTCTAGGCTTTTCTGCGTTATATTTTTGTATATAACTAGAATAGGTCACATCACCTTTAGTCAGCATTTTTGCTTGACCTATTAGCCAATCACGCATCTTTGTTTGCGCTGCTATTTTTTCTGCAATATGTTTCTTTAATTCTTCACCTTGTAAACTTAAATCTAATCCAGTGCTTAACGCTAACTGTAGTTCCTTCTCGCTTAACGCGCCAAAAGTGGCACTATTAATAATGTCTATACCAAGCGAGTTAGCTGTTGTTCTTAAAGATGTTGTTGCTGCACTAAAGGATGGGAAAAATCCTGCCATAACACCAGATGAAGCGCCATTATTAACAGCCTCTCTAGCTGTCTCTAATTTAACTAAAGATTCATCAATGGTACTAGCTCGGTCAAAGGCTGCAAAGCCTTTCTTCTGGGCAATTGCTATGTCATCAGCTTTGGTAGTGGCTAACCCTTCCATATCTAACTTTTGCTGTGGCGTTTGCTGCAAGGCTCCCGCTACAGGAACCTTAACAGAAGTCCCATCATTTGGGTTTGACATTACTGTGTATTGCTGGCCTGTAGTTGGGTCAGTTTGAACGCCACTGAATTTTAACATATCAGAACCGCCATACTTACTTTTCACAAATTGGCTTGTAATAACTTTAAGCAATTCTGGATTAGTTCTAGCCACAGCCAATACTTCATTTGGTACGCCAGCAGCTTGCAACTGCATTAAAGTGGCGTTAGATTGGCTTGAAAGAAGTGCTGCTGCGTCAGTTTTTTCACGTTTTTTTGCTAAAGCCGCCTGCTGCCCTTCAATACCAGCCATAATGCTAGCTGTGTTGGGGTTGCCACTCATGCCTGCAAAGCCAGAAGCCAAGCCTAAAGCCATGCCTCGCTTATCATCATCTGACATTGAGGATAGCTTGTTTCCGATGTTATCTAATAAGCCCATCTTTTAACCTCCAAATCCAGCGTAAGCCTTTGCACCTAACGTCAGATAATCAAATAATCCTGCGTCATAAGTTTCTGATGTTTTCTGTGGTGTTGGAGCCTGACCTACTGCCTGTAGCAAATACTGCAAGGATTGTGCTGGTGCGCCCGTATAGCCTGCGTACTGGCCTTTAGCTTCATTAATCAACTGTTGCTGTAGAGCCTGCTGCATTGCGCCTTGTCTATCCATGTTGCCCTGAATCTGCTGTCCCATGCCAAAGCCTAGATTAGATAAGCTACCTAACTGCTGGCCTGCTGCCATGCGCTGTTGTTCGCCTAGATAGCCTGCCTGCTGGTTGGTCATTTGTGCCTGACGTTCCATTTGCTGTGCGTTCTGGAAGCCTGTCTGACGCAATCCTGATGCTGTCCTAGCCGCTTGATCTGCAAAGGCCCGATTAGTCTCTGACTCTGCAATACCATGCCGTGCGCCACCAAATGCGTTAGCTGCGCCTGCTTGTGCGCCACCTACGTTCTGGGCCATTAATCGGCTACGTTCTAAGTCGCCTAAAGATTGCTGAACAACCTGAGTCTCGTATGGGTTGGTGTACTGTTGTAAGCCAGCCTGTGTTGGAGCAGTAATTGCCATTGGGCGATAGCCCATGCCTGCTGCTGCGCCCATGCCTGCTTGTTGGATGCCGCCTGCTGCTGCTTGATTGACGTTAAAACCGCCTTGTGGTGCGCCTGCCATAATCTTATTCCTTAAAAGTATCCGTAATCAGTTTGACCAGATGATGTGCTGCCCGAACTATTAGAAGCACCAAAGCCATTGCCGCTTGGCGACCATTGGGGGCCATCGTTAACAGTAGATCGTAAGGCTGCTACAGTAGGTGATGCTGCTTGTACTCGTTTTACAATTGGAGCCATACTAGCTTTTTGGGCCTCAAGGTTATCCAAGTAATTTTGTAACGCTATTGCAGTTGCTTGTTCATCAGCTTGTTTTCTTGCTTGTGACTGTGCTATTGCAATCGCTTCTTCCCTTTCTTTTAAAGCTGCCTGACCATCAAACGCAGGCTGTCCTATCAAACCACCATCAATTCTTTGAATACCACCAAGATCATCAGGTACACCATCAATTCCTTGAATACCACCAAGATTAGGGTCTAC